TTGTCCTTGTAGGACGCGGACCCATATCCACCAGAAAAACTTGGAAATTGTCCCACCGTTTACAAAATGTTATTCCTCGACCGCCGTAATTTTTAAAAGCGTGATGGTTAGGGTTATTGCACCGATCGCGAGCATGAGCCCAGCTTCCATACTCGGGCGTTCGCTTGTTTCCCGAAGCGCCGTGAATGCGATGATTTCCCAGATTACCTTTGCATCTCTCTGCTTGAGCTGCCATATGGGAGCGCTGAATACATCCGCAGCTAACTATACCTCTGGGTTTGGGCTTTCTCAGATCATCTCCCATAACGAGCTTTTCAGTGCCACAATCACAGAGACAGCGCCATCGTGGGCGACCTTCTCCAACAGCCGAGGAGCGGTTTAAAACTATGAGATTCCCAAAACGCTTGCCAGATAAATCACGCAGTGTGCTAGCCATAGAGGGAGTATATCATGGGTAGCTCTATTCCTCTCCCCGCACTTTCGGTCAATCCTCCCACACCCCAGCCCAACATGCTGGACCAATACTCGCGTCTCATGCAGATCAAGCAACAGCAGCAGAACGCTCCGTTGCAGCAGCAGGCCGCCCAACAGCAGGTGCAGTCGGGAGCGATTGATCTTCAGGAGAAACAGCAGCAGCAGAAGAATCAGCAAGCCGTTACCAAGGCAATGACCGATTGGGACGGCAAAGACTACAACCAGCTCTACCCCGCAATCCTGAAGAACGGCGGAGACGCACAGGCCGTGATTGGGCTGAAGACAAGTGTCCTCAAGCAGCAGGCGGATATCGCGTTGGCAGCCAAAAACAATGGCGCGGCAGCAGAGTCGCAAATTACGGCTAAACTGAAGCAAAACGACCTCGTAAACGGTGCGCTTTCGCCGTTGGCTGATCCGAAATCGGTTCCTGATGCCCAACTGCCGCAAATGCTGCTTCAAACGGTGCAGAGCCTTACGCAGCAGGGAGCGTTAGACCCTCAGCACGCTCAGGCAGCGGCACAGTTGGCCCAATCCGGCGACCCAACCAAGATCAGGGAAGGCGTCATGCAGTTCCGCAACACGCTTATGGCGCAGTCGCAGATTACGGAGCAAGCGGCAAAGCAGGCGGGAATCCTGAAGGACGCGGCGCAGACTGCCGAAGCGAACGCAACCACGGCGAAGACCAACGCAGAGGTTGGTTACTACCAGAAGAACGGCGGTGCTCCGGGAGTGCCGGTCGAGGTGCAGCAGCAGAACGATTGGCTGGCGAAGCATCCGGGTAAGGGGCCGGCTGATTTCGCTGTATCGCAGGCAGCGGCTAAGGCTGGCGCGGAAGAGAATGCCCGTATGCCGGGGGAGATGGCGCTTGCTCGTCAGCGCCAGGCATTGTCCCAGGGTGACCCGAACGCAGCGGCTCAGTTGCTTGTGAATAAGGATGCGACACTTTCAGAGTTGAAGGCGAGGGGCGCGACACCTGAGTTCATTGAGAAGACCCTTACGGCAGCCCATCAAATAAGTGGTGGTCAGTACAACGCTATGGCTGCGGACGCTGAGTTCCAAGTTGCCAAGTCGGAAGACAACAACAAGTTCTTCGGGTCTGCCAAATCTCTCACCGATCCTGGCGGCAACTTAGACCAGTTACTAAAGCTCGGGAAGAAACTGCCGAGCAGCCAGATACCAGCCTTCAATACAATTGCGGATTGGAAAAAGGCTGCGACCGGTAGTGGCCCGTTGGCAGAATACGCTGCAAAGGTTGTGGGTGTTGCCGACGATTATGCGAAGGTTATGGGAGGTGGAACGGGCAGCGACACAGCTCGTCAGCAGGCAGTCGATCTCATCAAGGCAAATGCCAGCCCTGAAGCAAGGGCTTCCGCCGTAAATGGAATCAGGACATCGGCCCAATCTCAAATTGATTCCCGTATCGGCAATAACTCAGTCCTGAAGCGCATGTATGGCTCCCCGTCAGGCCAACAAGCGTCAAGTCCTCTCACTGTAACCGCACCCAATGGCAAAGCCTATTCCTTCAAAGATCAGGCGTCCGCCGATGCGTTCAAGAAAGCCGCAGGTATTCAGTAAATGGGCAGCCCTGCGATTGATTACGACGCGCTGGCGAAGCAGCATGGCGCTACCCCTGCCGCAGTGGACTACGACGCCTTGGCGGCCCAGCATGGAGCAACTCCGGCCACTCCAGCAGAAGCGCCTAGCCTGTGGGATAGGGCAAAGGCCAATTTCAACGCTGCCACGCAGGGCGCTCAGCCGGGAGATGGGGCTGTAAAGGGATTTGTCGCGAACGTCGGTCAGGGCGGGGCTCAGGCTGTCAGCGCGATCGCTCATCCGCTAGATACCCTATCGTCGATGGCTCATGCGGTCGCTCATCCGCTGGATACGGCTCACGCTGAAGTGGATGCGTTGCGCTCCGACCCGAGCAAGTTCATCGGCAACGCCATTGGTCAGACGGCCGTAGGTTCGGTTGCTGGCGATGTCGCAGGAGAAGGCGTAAGCGCGGTCGCACCAAAGGTCGTCCCCGCCTTGGGGAAGGCTGCGCTGCTTGGCAAGACCCCGGAGGCGGCATACGAAAGCGCTCTTAAGCCCTCTACCGTTCTAAGCCCCGCACAACGTTCCTCGATGATCCAAACAGGTCTTGAGAATGCGGTGCCAGTGTCTAAGGCAGGCGTTGAGAAACTGGGAGATTTGATCGACACACTAAATCAGAAGATCAAAGACAAGATTGCAGCAGATCCTAACCGCCCGATTGACCCGAACGCGGTAGCGACGCGGGCGGATGCGGCGAAAGCAAGGTTCGCGAATCAAGTCAATGCTCAACCGGACCTAAAGGCTATCGAAGCCTCGAAACAGCAGTTTTTGGACGAGCAAGGCAGGACGCCAGCTATCCCTCCCAAGCCTACCGGAATCCTTGATGCTCAGGGAAACCCCATCATGACTGCTGGCACTCCAGCCCAACCTGCGCCACCTATGGGAGCTGCCGATGCTCAGGCGATGAAGCAGGGCACCTACCGGGTGCTAAAGGGCAAGTTTGGAGAGCAGGGCAGTGCCTCGGTAGAAGCTCAAAAAGCTCTCGCGAGGGGATTGAAAGAGGAAATTGCCAAACAGTTTCCGGAAATCAATAACCTCAACGCATCGGAATCCCGTTTGCTGGATTTGCAGCCTGTTCTAGAGCGGGCAGTCAACCGAATCTCAAACCATCAGGCCATCGGAATCGGGACACCCATCGCAGGAGAGGCGGCCGCAGCTCTAACAGGAAGCACGAGCGTGGGACGGGTGGCGATGGTGCTGAAGGGGGTTCTGGACAATCCGAACGTGAAGTCCAGGCTTGCGATTGCAGTAAGCAAAGCGCAGAAGATTCCTATTTCCACGGCCACGAGTCGCGTGAATGCCTACGCATCAAGTCTTGGAGCCACAGTTGCCGCATCTCAGGCGAGTTCTGCTTCCGACAACTCCGCTCAAGAAACCACTCCACCACCCTCACAGTGATGTACGCGAGAGCATAGCCGCTTATGAGCATTTCAAACATGATGAAACGATACGCCCTTTGGCTGCTATTTGCGCTACCGTGCATGGCGCAGGTTCCAGTTTCTCCCATTACGCAACCTCACATGGTCTTCAATAATGCCGTGGGGCTAGCCTGCGCCGGATGCTCGCTCTACAGTTACCAAGCGGGATCGACAACGCCGCAACCAACCTACACCGACGCTACCGGGACCTCACAAAACACCAATCCCATCATCCTCGGAGCAGATGGAGGACCGCTTACCCCCAGCGGCAGCTCGGGCGCAATATGGATGGGGCTGAACTCCTACAAGTTCGTTCTCATCGACGCTTCGGGAAATACGGTTTTTACCGTCGATAACGTTAGTGGCGGTGGTGGAATTTTCCCCTGCGGACCTGCAAACTCAATCCAGATTGCCAATACAGCGGTTACGGGTCTTTCCTGCGATGCCACCATCACCATCAACCCGAGCGCCCACACAATCAACGTTGGCACTCTCACTACGGCGCACGTCACCATCGGGGCCAACGGAACGCCTACCACGTGGACATTCGACACCACAACCCCTGCAACTGCCCTAGCTTCTCTCGGAGCAGGTTCGATCGGTTCGGGTACGGTGAATCAGATCGCCATTTACCCGGCGAGCGGGTCTGTCATTGGCGGGTCTTCGGTTCTTCCGGCAGGAATCACGGTAGCCACACAGACTCCAAGCGACAACAGCACAAATCCCGCTAGCACAGCCTACGTGGCGGCTCCGGGCGCAATCAACCCGCTGAGCCTCAAACTAGCCACCGGAACGGCCATGACGGGCAACCAGGGCACAGGAACGCTGGTACAGCACTCCTCCGGCACGGCAGCAAGCGGGAATTTCGCGAAGTTCGATGCCAATGGAAATACCGTGGACTCAGGAATTGCGGCCGGTGCCAACGTCGCACAGAGCGCGAATCTCACAGGCTCTCGCGTCGCCGGCACGGTTTACCAAAACACCACCGCCCAATTGATGTTTGTCTCGGGCAACATGACTACCGGAGGCAGCAGTACGGGAAGCGTGGCCTGCCTCAACGGCCCAGCGGCTACCCCGGTGTACACGGTCTATTTCAACGAATCCACAGCTTCGGTTTCCGGTGCCGCAGCGGGCTTCGTCTGCATGGTGCCGCCCGGTTTCTATTACAAAATCGTCGTTTCCGGAACGGTCGGAAGCACTCCCGCAAGCTGGTATGAAACGACTTTCTGAGGATTGACATGAAAAAGATTGCATTGATTTTCCTGTTCGCCACTTCTCTCTCGGCCCAGGTGCAGTTGAGCAAGGGCGTGCAGATCGGCGGCAGCGGCGGCGGGGGGATCAGCAATTTCTCCGCTACAGGCACCTCTGGCATTACCACCTCGGTCACGAGCCCAACTACAACTCCCGCTCTGACGGTTGGGGTAGATTCGGGCCATGCGCTACCCACCACGGCCAACGTCATCGCATGGGACGGTGCAGTGACTACCGCCAATACTGCCTTGACCATTGCGAACGCGGCCGTTCATCCGAGCGGCGCTATTACGGCGGGTCATTGTGCTAGTTGGGTAACGGGGACCACTCTAGGCGACGCTGGCGCGGCCTGCGGAGCAGGGACGGCGGGAAGCTTCCTCGGAACTTACAACTCCGATTCCGCGATCAGCGGCGGGGGAAACAACGGTGTCGCTAACCTCATAGCGACAAGCTGTGCCTCGATTAGCTGCACAATTGTCATACCAGCGACCTCGACCTCGACTGAGAACGTGGCATCCCTGACGATCCCGCAGAATGTCGTGGTGTGGGATCTCCGCCCAGCGACCTACGGGATGAGCTACGCGGCCTGCCCTTCGGCAAGCGCAGATTGCAATGTACAGAATTTCATTAATACTTCGGCCACCTACCCCTTCTCCGGGGGCTTGGAAATGTTCGACCTGTTCGCCCCGCCGCACGGATTTTCTCTCGGCAATATCGGCGGCTCTGCCCAAGGAGGTGGCGAGGATTGGTCGGGTAGCCATCTTCTGCAACTGTATGGGGATGTGCAGTCCTCGGGGATCGCCGAGACGATGACTATTTACCGAAACAAATATGCCGCCGGGGACTTCACGCTGGGGTATTGGTATGGGTTTGACAACGGCGGCGCAACAGCACAGTCAGACGAGAGCACCAAGGCCCTCGGAATCCACATTGGTCAGCCTGAGCTAGATGAAGGCGGAGGGATATGGGCGGGAACCGCCAGCTCGGGAGTGTCTACGGGAGCAACTCTTCTGCCCGTTACCTCGACGGGAGTGGCAAAGTATCCGAGCCAGGATTCTTTCCTAGAGGATCAAAATCCAGCCCATGCATTGACTTGCGCCATCTCCGGTTCTGACCTGAGCACCACGCCTGTCATTAGTGGATCAAACGTATACTCGGCACCGGTGTCGGGATGCACGCTTCCAGTATCGACAGCCTACGGCACCACCTCTGCGCCGTTCAATCAGCCGAACTCGGGGTTGAGTTCGACAGCCAATTTTACCTTGACGCTCGGTCCCGGGTCGGGAGCATTTACGACTGGCGTAGCGACATTGGCTGGAAACAACTTCATCGAACAGGTGAACATCGTCGCGGGATCGGTAAGCGGAGGATTGCAGGGAGTCACCGTCACCTACAAGTTCCCGGAGTCGGCTGGAAACACCTCCCTATGGCAAGGCGGTCTAGCGAATTACGATATCAATCTTGATCGCAACGTTGCCCGAGACGGGTGGCCTCAAGCGTTCCAGGCGGTGGGTGCCATTGACTCGTCCCACATCGCCTATAGCGTCAACGCGCTCGGCAACACGAACGGGAATACCCTTCATTACTATATCGCTCCGGTTACTCCTTACTCCATGACTCGCGACAGTACCGGGCTCGTGACCTTCTACGCGAATGGGGGAATTCTGACCGGAGGGCAAGCATCCGTAACTATTTCGGGCTCAGGTTCGACGCCTACTATGGACGGCACCTGCACTGGAGTCAAGACCCTCTTTAATTCCACTCAGGTGATAGGAGCTACGTGTCAGGAATCTACAGCCACCGCGGTGACCACACCGAGCACGACGGCCATCGTCACCATTCCCAATGTGAACAATGTTCATCTTTACCCCTACTGCACGATCTCCGGACCGATGCAGGGAAATTCCATCCCATGTGAGCCGAACACCGTCGCGTGGTCAAGCGGGGACATCCTGCAAAACCCCGCCTATCCAGTCTCTTGGGTCAACGGAATCGGCATCTCGGCCAACAAGAACACTCCCGATTACGGAGCGCCCAGCGTCCCGATCAACATCGAAATGCATGGTGTTGGTCTAGGCTCTAACGAGGCACACGCGATTTCATGGCAGAACTTCCTTCCCACGGCAGATCTCCAAGGTCACGGCGGCACGCTGGGAGCTCCAACCGCAGTAGAATCGTTGGGAGCGTTCTCGAACCTGATCGATACTCAGTGGTCCCCCGAGCCGGGATTCGCGCTCCTGTCGGTCGGGCCTTCTATTTCTAATGATCCCGCTCTTCCCTCGCCGTTCGACGACGGACACGCTTTCTCAGTATTTCGCTATAAGGGATCGGGAACCTACGGCGAGCAGGACATTACGTTCGAGCCGACGATCCAGAGTTTTCTGATTAACAACCTCATCACTGGAAACTTCACCACCAATGTTCTCAATGTTCCGCAGATTCCAAACGGGTTGATGACGGTTACTGATGGAGTCGCCGGCTCTGTATCGGCAATCAACAACATTGAGATCGGGGCGACGACACCTGCGCCGGGTAACTTCACCTCGCTCGAAGTGAGCGGAAACCCTGTCTGCCAGTTGAACGGCAGCAACTGCCCAGCATCCTCCGGTGGCGTGACGCAGCTTGTGGCGGGCACCGGCATCTCTTTGTCGCCCTCGGGTGGAACCGGAACTGTCACGGTCACCGCAACAGGATCGGGCGGCGGCGTGACGGGAAGTTACGTGGGATCCAGCCTCACCTCCGCAGTCTCCACCGCTTCTGTGCTAACGACTCCCACGGCGGGGCTCTACAGGATCGATCTGGCCGAGAACTGCCGTAGTTCGGGGTCAGGCCTCTCCGTGCCTACGGTGGTGAACTACACGGATACTCAGGGACAGTCGCAAAACTTTGAGGTAGACCTCACCTGCACAACCTTGGGATCTCCGGTCTATATCTCAGGTTCCGCAAATATGCAATCCGGCAGCGCGATAACCGTGAGTACCACTTCTGGTGGCGGATCATTCCCCACCTATGATCTGCGCGTGGCTGCAACGCAGCTGACCAACCACTAGAGTTTCCACCACAACTAAGGAGCACTATATGAAGCGCATTCTTCTATTTTTGATGTTGACAGGCGGCACCGCTCTCGGGCAATACGTTCCGCCGAACACTGGCGGCAGTGCCGTTCTCCCTCCATCTGTGCCGGTCGTAGCCACCAACTCTTCTGGAACGGCAGTTAGTGCGACAAGTTCGCAAGTTCAGTCGGTCATCGGGTCAGGCGTATATGACCCAACTGGTGCCGCAATCGCAGCACTCACTTCTCAGCCGTCCGCCGCCATCCGCAAAATGCGCGCTTCCGCCGCCAAAGCGGATGCCTCTAATCTAGTTGACAACCCAGTCACCAGTATGGCTGTCGTCGATAGTCCGTCCGTCGCATTGCCGACAACAGGCTACACCAACATCTTGCCCGCGACGACCGGATTCGCATCGGATTGCGTGGTGAACACCACGTCGGGAAGCAATCTACTCACCGGTAAAAGTTGCACCTATCCGGTTGTTGTAGGGATGCCATTCGTGGAAAATGCAGCATATGCCGCATACCCGAGTTATATTCCGATGGGGTCTGTAGTAACCGCAGTCACCTCCGCAACAATCACGATCTCGAAGTCTGCGATGGGGACCACCTCCGCCCTCCCTACGCAGGCTTTCACGCAATTGGTGGATGTGGCCGGAGGCGTGATTCAGAGCTACGGCGGAAATGCTGGAGTTTCTGGGTCTACGGCGGGAAACTATGTGAACCCTCCCACGGCTCCCACAAATGCACCCACCCCGAAATATTTTGAATTCTACACAGACGCTGCCAATTTTATCGTTCCCGCCGTCTGTACTGGCTCTATCTCCGCAACCACCTACACGGTCGCGGCATGTGCATCAGGGACTCTCGCTGTCGGGCAGTACCTTAGCGGTGTTGGGACGGTTGGCCCTGTTTATATCACCGCGCTCGGAACCGGAACGGGAGGGGCCGGTACCTACACCCTAAGTCTCGCCCAGGCCACAATAAGCTCCGAGACCATCACTTCAACGCTCCCCAGCATAATGCAATGCCTCTACACCAACGGTGTCTCGCCAGCACTCTACCGTGTCGCCGTGGATGATTCTTACCAAACATCAACTGTCAGCACGGTGGGTGCGGGGAATTGTATCCCGATCACCTTCAGCACGGCGAGCATTCACAAGGTTAGAATCGAACTTCAGGGCAATATGCTTTTACAACATCTCTACGTGTACGCTCCCGGTTCCGTTTGGAAAGCATCTGAGGCGAACCGTGTCAATGCCTGCATGTTTGGCGACAGCTACTTCAATGGAGGAGCAGCGGGCAGCTTTGGCGCTGAGAATACTGCCATGCAGTTCGCCACTTTGGCCGGTCTCCATCCCTATCTTCTTTCCGTCGGAGGGACGGGGTATATCAACAGTGGAGGGACGAACTACGCGTGGACGAGCATATACCGCGCAAATGATGTCCTGCGGCAGTCGTGCGATCTTATCGTGATTCTCGGGAGTGTCAACGACGCCGGATACGATACGACAATTGGGGCGGCAGCGCTTACTACCTGGCAGAAAATCCGCGCGAATGCTCCGAACACACCAATTCTAATTTTCGGGATTCAAACCACCACGAGCTATACCTTCGACTTCTCGACCACTTTGGAGGCGGCACTCCAAACCGCCTACTCGACGTGGGGAGACCCCAACTCGATATTTATTCCCATTACAAATGACCCTGACGGTCCATGGATCAATCCCGGGAATGGAGGAACGTACATTGTTTCATCAGACGGGACACACCCCACTCCTCCTGGCGTACTCTTCTATGCAAAAAAGATGTACAAGGGATACCGTCAATGGCTACAGGGCATCTCTAATTAGGGAATCCCCTCTCGCCCGCAACCCAAGGCATCGTCCTCCATCCCTTGCGGTAGACGAGTCCCGACCACACCGCCAGATTAGCGGCTTGGCTGAGGGCGAAGATTGCTATGTCAACGGGGCGCATGGAAGTATGATACAGATGCAGCGCGGCAGTAATGGCCGAGACGGAACATCGTTGTTGCTTACTCTCACCGTGGGGATACTGAGTTGAGCAAACCCGAGCCTAGCAACTTCGCCAAAACCGCCCTTTTCGTCCTGTTGATATGGTCGCTTTACGCCTTCACTTCAATCTTTTACGGCCAACGAATCGAACATGCAGCGGAGATGCAAAACTGTGGCAAATAGACGTACATGGAGGGGATTCTGCTTTCTCTTCTGCCAAGGATCGTTCGCGCTTGTCTGTCTGGCGATTGTCTTTGACGGTCGGAACCCTCCTGTCCATGCCCAGCAGGTGCCAGAGATTAGCGTCTACCGCATGAATGAGATTGACAAGCATCTGGAGTCGACAGATAAGCACGTCGAGAGCACCGAAGCGCAGATGTCTCGGCAGTGGGAGGCAATCCAGAAGAACTCCATCGACATCGCAGGAATGCAGGGGGAGCAGCGCATCATCGGTTCGATCCTTGCCCTCTTGTCAGGCGTCTCGATCGTGATTCAGGTCAGGAAGAAGACGCCATGAATCACGAAACGTGGATCTACCTTCAGCATGACTTTCGACGGGTGTGCGTCTTCATTGCGCTCAATGCGGCCCTGGCGAACGTGCTGCCCCGGCACGAACTGCTGAGACGCCACCCCCTGCTCCATGCCGTGTACCGCCTATTCGTGGACTGCGTGGCTGCGTTCGGGCTCAATATTCGGGTATCGCTGCCATCTTTGGACGTCGAGTTTTTAGGGTGCCGCAGACAGATACGACACGGATATAGGAACTGGCGGCAGGATAGAATAGACCGAAAAGTGGAGCAGCAATGACGACTTCAAGTAACGGGAGAAAGCTAATCGAGAGCTTCGAGTCTTTGAGCCTGAAGGCGTACAGGGATCAGCGAGGCATCGCCACTCTAGGTTGGGGTCATACGTTAGGCGTCCAGATGGGAGATACCTGCACTGCCGAGCAGGCTGATCAGTGGCTCGCAGAGGACCTGGCTGTCGCTGAACACGCTGTGAACCAAATCGCCGTGCCGCTCGATCAAAACCAGTACGACTCTTTGGTGAGCCTCTGCTTCAATATCGGGGCATCGGCTTTCCTGCACTCCACGTTGGTTAGCCTGCTTCAGCAGAAGGCATATGCCGGCGCAAGCGCGCAATTTCTTTCATGGACTCGCACGGACGGGAACATCAACGCCGGACTCCAGCGCAGGCGCAAGGCAGAGAAGTCGCTATTTGATAGCGCAAGCGCCTAGAAGGATCGCCAACACGCCGAGCCACGAAATGGTGTATTTGAGCACGGCGAAACCATAGGCGCAATTGTCGTGACCTGTCAAGGGTATTCGGGTATCATGTGGGCATGACCGGGAAGACTATCAATACGAACAACTTCATCGCCCTGATCTGCATTATTGGGGCGATTGGGTTGATGGTCTTCCTCTTTGCTGAATCCCGCATGGACCCTAGCCTCCGCATTGCGGCTCTGGTATCCGGCACCGGCCTCGTCTCTGCCCTTATTGCCATTGCTTCGACCTTGGTAGTGGGAAAGGACGTAACGAAGCCGGATCCGGCAGACCTTCCCCCAGGCTCAAAGCAGGTTGCCAGCGTCGAGACCACCACGCAGATTCCTCCGGTGGTGAAATGATCTGGCCCTTTGCGCGTCACCTTGTCACGTCCACCAAAGTTCCCTCCCCAGAACCTGCCGCAGCACCCATCCCGCAAGTAGCAAGCCAACCCTCAACCCCAGCAGCACAGGAGCCGCAAATGAGCGCAGAAACCGTTCTTACCACCGTAGAGACCGACCTCAAGACGTTCTGGAACGATGCCAAGTCGGTCGTCACCAAAGCCAAGGCTGTCTGGGCAATAATCTCCAGCACGCAGACCCGCGCCGCCATGATCGCCGTATTCAATGCGGCCGTCACATCCGTCAAAGACGGCACCGCGGCGGCCGAGGCTGGAGGCGTCAACGTCGCCCTCGATGCGGCAGTGGTGTCGGACATCAATGCGCTCATTGCCGCCGTCAAGGCCGGGGATGGAGTCATCGTTGCCGACTTCAAGGCGATCGGCATCGTGCTCTAATGAACCCCGTAATCTGGACCGCATTCACCGCGCCCACGCCCGATATCGGAAGCTTCCGTATCATCCTCTTGCGGCCTAGCTATGACACAACGGCGAGGCGAGAAGTGGATGCAGTATGGCGCTGCACGGCTAAGGACGATTGGGGCAACGGGTATTTTCAATATCACGCAAATGGGGACACCTTTCAGGCTTCCCTGGGCGATGTACTTTGGAGGAAAGCATGAGCGACACCCGCACCTACCCCTGCACGGAATCGCAGCTCGTGGACCTTGAAAACATGCTTAAGGCTCACGGCGTTGCAATCGACACCACGAAGCCCGGCGAGGCTGATGAGTCGGGATGGGATATCTCTTGGGAGTTTCCTGATCCTGCCCGCATCGCCGTTACGGTCCACAAGCACCCCTTTGCGGAAGAGGGAATGTTGTTCTCCAAACTGAACGGCATCTTTGCACCGCCATCCTAAAATCGGGGATATAATCCATAACGCAGCGAAGCCCTCCGATTGGAGGGCCTTTCTGTTTGCTCGGAACACTAGATGCTGATTGCACCCATGCGGATAAGACGGATGAACTCATTGAACGCAGGGTTTTCCCGAAGGAAGTTGATACCCTGATTCCGCAGGTCGAAGTCCTTGGCAATGGACGCCTGCTGATTCTCCATCTCCTCCAGCGGCGCCGAACGGTATCGGCTCGGGGTCTGCCCAATAGAGCCCTGTACCGAAGCCCCGCAAATGTCGGGAGATTCCATCTTCGCGGTGTTGTAGTTGTTCGCTGCCTGCTGCTGCAATTTGCTCTCGAAATCACGATCGTACATATTGCCCTGCTTTCTTGCGTAGGTCGCAACCCTGGTAAACTTGTGGCATACTATTGCCATGCGTAAAGCCATCCGCTACATCCTGGCGCACATCTTTGCGGAGTTGGACGGAGTGCAGGACTGCTAGAGCGGTGGCTGGGCAGTTGCTCGGAATCGTGCAATCGCTTCTGCCGACAGCCACCATTACCTGCGTTTCCTAATTCTAGGAGTCTTCCTTAAGTTTGTGCGAAAGATACGACATCCAAGAGGAGTCCCCGATGTGAAGGAAAGGAACGTGCTCGTCGGGATCGCCCCCGGAATTCCAATCGTTCCATCCAACCTCTAAAGCCTTGCGCTGGTTTTCCGTAATGCCGTAGAGCGTGTCCTCGTCCACGTCGTTACATCCGTGATTGTCAAAACTGTCGGCGGCGATCTCCAAGAATTTGGAGGCCAAAACTCTCTCTATACGTGTCATTTTCCCTTTGCTCCCTCTCGCGTCAAAATGTCGCCGTTAGCTTTGGATTCGCGGAGCATAATAACTCCAGCAGCCATAGCTATGCTACGGCAACCACTATCATTTACCGGCCAATTCAAAGAATCGCAACGCTTGCCTTCTTTCGTTCGGAGTTCTGCATCCCGAAGGTTCGGAGCCCACATTGCAGAATCAAACGCTTCGCGAACTCGTTCCAGTTTCGCCATCATTTCTTCGTACTGCCCTGGTTGAAGTTGCGCTACTAGGCTTCCGGCCATCATTGATACGATCAGTGCTGCGACAATCTTTTTCATAGTGCTCCCTCTCGCGTAGGCGCGACCCTTGCTGCGACGATTCTTTCTCTGTGAGGTTTTACATGCCCCCATCCGGGGTGACCTGCACGACACTTGCGACGATCTTCGCAGAAAGCATCTGCTGGGGCTCCGCACACCGGACAAGCAATGTCATAGATCCAATCATCCACTCGTGCCCATCTCATTTACCCACCTTCCCTACCTTAGTGACCGCAGGAGCAGACCAAGGCTTGCGAGAGGCTAACGGCTTGTCTAGCGGAGCATAGGCCGTGGCCCGATGCCGAAATCCAAAGCTCGGATTGTCCGGCTGCAAGTTCTCACAATGCCATCGGGTCAACTCTTTTGCAGCATGGTCCGCACGTTTCTGGGATTTGTAGATTCCCCGAGACTGCAACACGTTCCATATTCCCGGATTGGGCGACTCTTCGATAATCCAGATCATCGTTCCTCCATGCCATGCTGAAAGCTAAGAAACTGCTGTACCTCTTCGACTGAGCGACAGCGCGTGTAAGCATGCCCCAAAGCCTCGACTCGCAACCGAAATGCAGCCTGTACGTCAAGCTGCTCTTTGGCGGTGATGCCCTTGGGGGATTTGCACTCGATCCAAACATTCCAGCCAGCCTGAAGGCACACGAGGAAATCTGCCGTCCCTGGCATGCAAAGGTGCATGATGCCACCGCGCACGCGAATCCGTCCCGCTTGCATGCGGAAATACGTGTAGCCCTTCTGCTTGAGGTAATCGCCAATCTCTTTCTTGACGACGCCTTCAGGGCTGAGAGTGTTTTTCCTCATGCGTATCCATCCTGCTCTATCGAGTCGTTCTCGCCATCATCGTAGAAATCTTCGTACTTCTCTAGGCAAGCGTCGCAAACGGTCTGGTCGAACACGCATGCCTCACCGCATGCCTCACAGAACTCTTGCCCGCATAGAGTGGGTCCGAGTCGGCAAAGATCATCAATGCAGCGTCTTTGGCATATCTCTCTCATGGCTCGCGCTCCAATTCTTCCCACATCTCTCGGGCCTCATCTGCCTCTAGGAAGTGCTTCTCGATTCCGGTTAGGGGTTTGACGACTTGTGCAGGCTTCTTCGGGAGGGGCCTGAAGCAGCGGTCGAACTGCGCCTGATAGCGTTCAAATGGCGTCATCGCGTCACCTGTGGGCATACCTGCACGTCCTTCCCCGCCTTCAGGGCGTCCGCAGATAGACCCTCGTCCCTCTTGCCATAGAGCGCGATCTGGATGTCCCATTCGAGACCCGCGTCATCGTCGCACGGCTGTTTGCGGAATCGGCTCAGAGTCCTCAGCACTCGTTCCAGTAACCACTTGAGATATTCATTCGTGGCGTAGGCGCGGTCGAGGATCGGGTCTACGTCCTCACGCAAATAGTGTTCGACATTCATCCATCCCGCCACATGCAGTTCCGGCCTCTCTCCCTTGTACGACGTCTGAGCGGCGATGCGGGATTCGGCGGCTTTGGCACGGATCATGTAAGGACAATCTTCGCCGTGGGCATCCTGCCAAAGGTCACGATCCTCTGTCATTGCGGCCAGTTGCGCTTGCACGGAGGTTAGCTCGCACTGGAGGTCTGATGCGATTCCAAACCCCAACTCAGGGTGTCTTCTGAAGAAGTCCGCGCCGTCGGCTTTTCCCCCGATGCAGATTCTTTCCTCTGCTGCTTTGCGTTCTTCCGGTGTCCATTCCTGCTTGTCCATGTGCGGCTCCTATTCGCTTTCTCTAGGAAATGCTCGGTGATAAAACTTGACAGCCATTACAGCGGAATCACGAGCCGAAGCCGAAAGACCCATTGAAGCGTATATTTTGCTCCATTCGGGAATGCTGCCACGCTAATCGAATCGCTTTCCTTTGCCACGATTGGAGTCCTTTTGGCATCATGCTGTGCGGCTCCTTACTTGCTTGAGGGTGGCGCGGTTTCCAGTTTTACCCAAAGATCGAGAATCTTGGGGTGGTTGTCGCTCAGGAAAGATACCCAAGCCTCCTCATCGGTACCGAAGAATGGCGTGATAGAGAACACTTGATCTCGCCTCATGCGACAGACAGAATAGAGCCACTTGCCACCTACGCGCATGGTCCCGATACAGTACCGTTTGCCAGCGATCACATACCCGTCTATAGGGGATTTCTTCAGTATGTCGTAAAGGTAATCTGAGGATTTCACGCTCCCTCCTTCTGCGCCGAGAGGAAGGATTCGATGCGAAATGCCCGAACTGGGCGCCCGTCCTTACGGAATTCAAAAGCTGCATCCGTTAGCAACCGTCTTGCCTCCTCATCCCGCTTACGGAGCAGGGTGAGTTCGGCATTGAGCCGCTGCTCCTCTGCATGGTGCGCGATGTTGTTTGCAATGGACTGCTCCAGAAGTTCCTTGGTCTTTACGTAGTCTTCTGCTTCCTTAGTCATCTCGCCTCCAGGCTAATAGCTGATCTTTACGTTGGGGATGTCGCCTTTAGCAATGGCGATGACAATAGCCTTGGCGTGTTCCTTGGTGATTCCATGGATTGACGCAACGGCCAGCATAGCGGCGCTGTGAATCTCTGCCTTGTGCGCTTTGTCTTTCTCCCGAGCGGCGGTCTCCGCAGCAATCCTCTTTACCTCTGCCGCAACGCGAGCCTGTTCGGCCTCCACTGCTAACTGAGCGTCTCTCTTTGCCTTGGCCTCTGCTGCTATGCGGTCCTCCTCTGCCTTCTTTGCAGCCGCCGCAATCGCTTGCTTGTGCCTCTCCTCAGCCTCTTCAGCATCGCGCTTAGCCTTAGCCTCGGCCTCAATGCGCCGGACCTCAGCAAGACGTTCCGATTCGATGCGAGACGCCTCTTCCTGCTTTGCCTTGGCCTCTGCTGCGAACTGCGCCTGCTCGATCCGCTTGCGCTCTGCCTCGGCCTCACGCTGGGCCTTCTCGCGTGCTTCCTGAGCGATCCGCTCATCCCTTGCACGTTGCTCACGCTCTGCTGCTTCTGCGCGTAAACGGGCGGTCTCGATTGCCTCAGCTTCGCGCCGCTTCGCTTCTTCGAGCGCCCCGAACAGAACCTTGCGAACTGCCCGTGCTGCCAATTCCGAACGAGACGTGAACTCCTGCATATTGCTCAGGTCCACGGCGTCGAGAGCTGCGATCCGCGCCTCGATATCCGACACGTTCGCCCCGTAAGGCAATAGGCCAATTTCTCCCATCAGCTTGACCTTCGCCTCCAAGCCTTCCACGCGAATCTTATCCGCATTCTCCCAATCGGTCAGAGGCTTGCGAATCTCAATTTTCAGGGCCGCTAGTTCATCGCGAGTGAACTTCCGTTCCAGATCCACAACCTTGGCCTGCGTCTTCCATCCTTCGACCAGTTCTTTGCCCAAATCGTCAATTCCTGTGGATGTCCGTGCGACCTGGTATGCCAACGAAGCGATATCATCTCTGCCCTGTTTCGTTGAGATATCAAGCTTGCTGGCCTGTTCGCGGACTTGAGCCTTCACTGATTCAAGGAAAGACTTAGAACCTCCCTCGGAGAAGAACTGAGCGGGTACGATTTCACTTACTTTCGAGATGATTGCGATGCCGGTTTCCATTAGAATTTCCGTCTTTCTGCGAGCTGCTGTAGCTCTGCGGTTAGGGTTTCGGTCTCGGCGAGGAACTTGCGTACCCCATCCTCCATAATTGCGATCTTCTCGGCCCATTCGCTGTGGTACATGCGCGGGGCGATGAAGACTTGGAGTTTCACCGGAAAGCGAGGGTCAAACGACACGAAATCAAGGTATTCCCGTCCAGAACAAGCCAGTTCGGCCATGCACTGATACTCATACTCTGAGGGAATGACGCCTGCCTTGAGGTAAGCGATGTGCGTGGTAGAGTTCGGTGCCTTGACCTCCAGAACTCCGTCATGATTCACGTACCGGTCAGGAGAGGCGAGAAAACGCTCAATGCGCGGGTGTGCGGCAATGCCAACCCTGCTGGTCTCGTTGCCGCTCACAACTTCATAGGCGGCAACGGCAAACTTCTCGTTCTCGATTCCCCATTCCATTGCAGCCGTGACGAAATGTTCAGGAACGATGCCCGTTATCCTTCCAAGCGCCAATTCCAGCATGTAGTCGAGACGCGCCTGAGAGGAATCGCCAGCCACGCGGCCATTGCTGGCCCGTTTGAGCATCGACAAGGCATCAGCAACGCGAGACCCGGTGCAATTACCAAGTCTGGCTTGCCACCACGCATTTGAATGCTGTTCAACATTCAGTAAATTCATCATGCCACCTCTCTATGCGAGGGGCAGTATTCCCCAAAAAGTTCAAGGCGCTTGCTCTTATAAGCAAGCGAGGCTTCATCTTTAGTATCAAAAGTCCCAATGGTTAACATTTTCCTGTCGTATCCTAAGCGAGCAGTAAATCTTCCCTTGGGGGTTAGTCTTACGCCCGGAGGTAAATCAAGAGTCTTCCTATGGGGTTTATGATTCCTAGCGTTTTCAAGAGATGTTGCTGGACGCAAATTTGAAGCGCGGTCGTTTAGGCTATCGCCGTCAATATGATCTATCAAATCTGGCCACCATCCATACGCAACCATGAAAATAAGCCGGTAGCGTCGATATGGAACTTTCCCGATCATGATATTGCACCGATTCCCCCTAGCTCCTCCTGCCTGAACGGTACCCGCTTCCTTCCCATTTTTTTCTTTGTGAAATTTGGATACGTTCTTCCAAACGCAAATACCGGTTTCGATATCGACGTCAAGAACATCTAAAATTTGCTCTTTGGTAAGAGGTTTATGCCTTTTCATGCTTCATCCCCCATCAATTCCGCCTTTCTCTTATCCTTGGCCCCTAGCAATGCCTTACCAGAGGCGGAGTCGCCTGAGCCAAATGCGGCGCTATACGCAGGCTTGTAGAGCGCTTGCAACTCGTCCAGCGTCTCGGCATCCATCATCGCCAGGATTGTGCGCGTTACCTCTTCCGGCAAGTGTGGGGAAACCGCCTCGGGGTCTGCTCCGTAAACGTGCATACCGACCGAAGCCAAGAGGGTGTACTTCTCCAGATACGAAACGGTAGACCCTACGGCCTTGAGCGGGTCTTTTCCGCCGGCAGTGTCGGGCGGTGCGGCAAGCGTAGCACCTTCCTCCTCGTAGGCGGTGCCTTGCATGCCGAGAATGCACGTCACGCGGATACGCCCGTCCGGCAAGTCGGCAGTCTTGTAGCGGTAGGTGATACCCAGCTTCACCAATGCCTTCATAACAGGATCGGCTACGTCTTCGAGCGCCACAACCTTGTACTTCTCTTTGCCTTCCTTGTCCACGATGGGACGGCTGCGGATGATTCTGGGCAGTTCCTCTTTGAACTTCGTCATTGCCCCACGAAAGGCAATCTTGTCGTCGCGGTCGGTAAACTGCATCTGCAACTTCGCCAAGCGCTCGATCACGTCGATTGAGCCTTCCTTTTCGATGGCGAGCTGCATCAACTGCATGGGCGTAACGTTCTGCTGCACGGTAAGTTCACTTGCCATTGCTCTTCCTTTCGGCTTCCGCCAGTTGGTTCCGCATCTTGGTGATGTCATTGGAGCAGGATTCTACCGTGGCAACGCATAGGAAAAGAACGGCACCCGCCAGTAAGATGAATGCCGCGGTCTGGTGCGAGGCGAAGAGCAGGATGGTGTAGGTCATAGTCCGCATCAGTCGCCTCCCACAACAGAGAATCCCATCGAAGACGCATAATCCTCGCGCTGCTCCGGAGTTAGCTGTACATACTCAAGACCTTGCGGCTCATGAAACTTTCCAGCGGGGCAGGCGTAGGTGTTGCTGATATCGGTATTGACGCCGACCCAAATGTACGTGCCCGGAGCGATGGTTGCATTGCAGTGTTTGCAGGTCATGCCGTCACCGCCATAAATAGGTCGAGGCATCCATCAATCGAATCGGCGCTGAAGATTCCCTCTGCGCTGTAGGTCAGCAGGTCACCTTCGTGGTCGATGACGACGAGCTTCTGCGTATCGGCAATCTCAGGGAAGAATCCCACCACTTTGCGAATCGGCATCTCCTGCCGTGTGACGACCGGCCAACCTGCCAGCGCCTTCTCAAGATCAAACTTTTCTAGGGTCATTTGCATCGCGCCTCCATGCGCTGAAATGAATATAGGGGACAACGGATGGCGCGTCAAGCGATAAATAATATATTTGCCAAATAAATAATATGCCTATACTATTCTGATTATGGAACAGACAAGGAAGTACAGTATTGATCTCGACTCGGACGACCAGAAGGCCTTGGCTCGTATAGTGGCTCACCTGAAGCGAACGCAGGGGGCCGTATCCAACAGTGCAGCTTTACGGTTTGCGCTACGCAAAGCGACAAGGGGGCTGACAAAATGATTCTTCCTCCGGAGGCTTCCGGGATTTACCGGTTATACCTCAAGGGAATATGTGTTTATGTTGGACAGTCTACCGAGATGGGACGCAGGGTAAAAAATCACCGCAGACATAAAGAGTTCGATGAAGTTCGGTGGAAGGAATGTCTTTGGCGCGACCTGAAGTCGGAAGAGCAGAGCGCGATTGACCTTTACCAACCTGCACTAAACAAACAACGTAGAGCGGGATGCTCTCTGCTTACCAGACCTTCAGGAATTCGGAATTTCGAACGTTGTGACGAAAAAATGATTGTCAAGAAAATGCGGCAAACAGCAAAGAAGGAGAGGGTTGCGTGAAAAATATTCAAAACAGGCGCGGCTTGGCTTGGAGGTCTAAACTACCAGAATTTAGCTCAAAAGGAGGGGTGTATATTGTCAAGTCCGGTTCCACTGTGCTGTACGTAGGTCAATCATGTCGCATGCAAACTCGCCTATTTGAGCACAGTCGCAGGATGCAGTTCCTTTGCTTAGGAGCGGATTCGGTACAGATAATTCCTTGTGACGATATGTGGGCTCGAAGGGCTATGGAAAAGCAGTTGCAGCGATTCTACAAACCTCCTTTGTGTGTTGATGCCGAATACAAAAGTGTGGATTGGGCATGGTGTGAAGAGGTTAGCCCCAAATCGCTGCAGTACCGAGAATTGTCGGACACCATTATTGCAAAGCGGGAGCCAGGGGCGATGCTGTTGAGGGGTATGGGACTTGAGCGAGTTGTCAGCTATCGGGCGGTGCCGAAATGAAACCCCTTCGCCTCTACGACCCAAAGTGCGAGGACTTGGCGCGTTTCTTTCTCCCCTATGATGCCTCTCTGGAAACGATTCAGGAACTTGCGGCAGACCTTCAAGATGCTGCGGAAGATTTCTTGCAGGAGCGTGGTTTATGACCTACCTCTATCTGCAATGGCAGAGCGCAGCCTCAACCTACCGTCGCAGATGCTTGCGTTGCCCTACCATTCTGCGGCAGTCGAACAAGAGCGATTACTGTGCGGTGTGCAACCGCGCGAAGGAGAATAAAAGCTTATGACACCCGAGGCCCTAGATCAGTTAGAGCAGGCAGCAAATCTTGCTAAGAGATCGGCATCCACCTTCCAGAGATATGTGAACGAAGAAAACTTTGCTCAACTGGCATCTCCGGACGCCATCCTTGCCCTCATCGCAGACTACCGCAAGGCAGTCCGGGACGTAGAGCGTTTGAGCCGATGCGGGTCATGTGCAAGCTTGCTTCCTGAGCACGAGGAAGGGTGCTTCTACCGTGTCGCCGAGGTGCGCCCATGACCCTTGCCTACCCCAAGTCAAAGAAGCGTCCAAGGCAGGTCAACGACGGCAGATTGCAAGGCGAAGAACTGGCCGAGCTTCGTCAGGATTGCTGGGATCGCGACGGAGGGCACTGTCAAAGATGCGGCGTATTGACATCCTTCGACGCACCACACTTCTGGATGTTTTCCTATCATATGAGCCACATCCGTGCGAAGGCGGTCGGCGGCGACAACCTTGCCAACGTGGAAACTCTCTGCGGCGCATGCCATCGCGAATTTCATGCCTGTGGTCCTTCGATGGAGAAGCCATGCCCACCCAAATGAGGACCATCCCTTCCTTCTACTCGGCCAGCACGGCCCTAGCCAACGGCTATACCCTTTACGAGATCGAGGCGCACGCGCGGAAGGCTATCGTCCGTGCAGCGCTGAAATCATCAGGCGGTCACAAGGGCAATGCAGCAAAGCGCCTGGGGATTCACCGGAATGTCGTCACGCAGGTATTGAGGAGCTTCCAATGAAGGCTTTGAGCATCCAGCAGCCTTGGGCATGGTTGATCGTAAACGGCCATAAAGACATCGAGAATCGCGACTGGCCAACCCGTTTCCGTGGGCGCATTTACGTCCATGCTGGCAAGAAACTCGACAAGGACGCTATTGATTACATCCGCAAAGCCTATCCGGAGGTACCTTTGCCAGAAGCCTTTGAACTTGGAGGCATCGTCGGAGAGGCTACGGTTACCGGATGCGTAACGGAATCGGAGAGCAAGTGGTTCTACGGCGACTACGGGTTCACCCTGGCAAGACCTCATCCGATCCCATTCATTCCCTTACGAGGGCAGTTGGGCTTCTTTGAAGTGCCATCACATCTTGGGAGGTCGGCATGAGTTTGCTTCCATTGGATCTAGCTCTAAAACCCATGTACGACTACCAGCAGGAGTGCTACGCCGATCTACGAGCGAGCATCTCGAACCGTCAAACGAGGCCGGTTCTCAAACTCGTTACCGGAGGCGGAAAGACGATCATCGCGGCAAACATGATTGGGCAGGCTTTGATGCGGAATCGCTTGGTCTTGTTCATCGTGCCGATCCTGTCTTTGCTCAATAAGACGGTGCGCGGCTTCGAGGAGCAGGGCATCACCGACATTGGCGTCATCCAGCGCAACCATCCCAGAACGAACCATCAGGCCCGCGTTCAGGTAGCCAGTATGCAAACTCTTACGCGGCGTCCGCAGCTCATGCAGGGGTTTGATCTGGTGATCGTAGATGAGTGCCATGAGCAACATGCCGAGATGTATCAGTGGATGGCGCGAGACACTCGCACGATCTTCATTGGGTTGTCTGCTACTCCCTACGCCAAAGGAATGGGACGGCACTGGACCAATCTCATCATCGGACCCAGCTACGCTACCTTGGAGCATAAAGGCCGTCTATCCCCTTTGGAGGTCTACGAGCCCGAGCACATCCCGAACCGAAAGAAACTCAAGATCGTGGCCGGCGAGTTCTCCGACTCTCAAGCCGAAGCGGAGATGTCCGACAAGACGTTGGTTGCGGATGTGTACAAGATGTGGCAGGAGAGAGGATCGAAGGCAAGATGGTTCGTCTTCGGGCAGAACTGCAACCATGCCAAGATGCTGATGAAGTCTTTCGAGGACAAAGGTGTGCGGTGCGGGTACATTGACGCGGATACCCCTTCGGAAGAGCGGGATAGCGAAGACCCTAACTCAGAAGCTCTATTCTGCCGGTACCGTCGCATGGACATCCACGTGATGTTCTCGGTCGGTTGCCTTGGTACAGGGATAGATGAAGATGTCCGCGGCATAAGCCTCGCCTATCTCACTCGCTCACGCATGAAGCTTGAGCAGGATTTGGGGCGCCTTCGACGTGTGGCAAACGGGAAGCAGGTAGGGTGGGTCAACGACCACGGCGGCAACATCGAGGCTCTGGGGATGCCGGAAGACTATTCCTACGACCACCTGGACTCTTCCGATCCGAAAGAGAAGGGTGACGCATACGCTGGAGAGAAGGAACCGCCGAAGCCAAAGAAGTGTGGCAAGTGCCGCATGTTGCTACCCCCCCGCACAAGCGTCTGCCCTAAGTGTGGCGAGCGTCCGGTAGTCTGCAATGTGGAGACCGTTGACGGAACGCTGGTGAAGCGCGAGGCTAAGAAAGAGCCGAAGGAGAAATACTCGATGGATCAGAAGCAAGCGTTTTACTCGCAACTCATCGGGTTGCTTATGGATCGCAAAAAGACGGATGATGTGCGAGAAGTCAGGGGCCGCGCGTCCAACCTTTATCGGGAAAAGTTTCAATGCTGGCCGGACAAGTTGCTCGATATGCCAGCCATGCCAGAACGGGCGGTCATTGGCTTTGAGAAGCACTCACGCATCAGGTACGCCAAGTCGAAAGAGGCAGAATCTAAGAGAGCGGTGACAGCATGAGCGATCTAGGGGAAACGGTAGACATCGTAGGCAGGAAAGACCACCGGTGCATTGCCTGTTATGAAGGCATTCCCAAGGGTGAGCAGCACAAGTACTTCCACGGCATGTGGTCCAACGAATGGCAAGACTGGCGGATGCACAACGAATGTTACGCTGCGATGGACGACGATGATTTCAACGATGGTTTCTGCCCTGGCGAACTTACACGTCCAGAGGCAGAGCAGCGGAAGGCGGTTGCAGTATGAGAATTCGAGATTTGCTTTGTAAGGTAGAGGGATGCGGCCCCTTTTCCACGTATCAGAGAATCGTCATCAGCTTTGAATTCTTAATGGGGAGATACCCCGAAACCGAAGAGGCGCGTTTATGCGAAAGATGTGGATTGATTTGGCCTAAAGCGCAGCCCGCAGCTACGGACCAGGTGTAGTCATGAACTTCGATCCCCACGCCTACATAGCCGAAGTCCGTGCCAACCCAGAGCAGTTCGTCAAGGTTGCGGACCTCATTGCCCAAGTGACAGCCCTTCACTCCATCCGACACGCACGGACCCTCGAAATACTTGCCTACAGGTTCCAGGTGCCAGCGAAAGCCGCTAAAGCATCCGGGGATACCGAACTGCTCGAGCGGCTCAAGGAAGCGGCGGCTAAGCGCAAGGGCGAGCTACAGAATAAGCCTTAGGATGGCTTTTCAGGGGAGTAAACAATTGTGGGTTTCTGAGTATTTATGGCATCGTTGGCCATATTCAAAGCGTAGTTCATCCGATTTTCCATTTCGCCTGCGATCTGCTCGCCAAATACCCACAACATTGCTACCATCTCGTCCTGTGTTTTAGGGAGCATTGGGCAACACGGATCGAACTGGTTGGCATGCTGGCGTATGGGCTCAAGGAGGAAGGATATCATTTGCCTTCCCGATGGAGCAGGTTCAGTATTGCGTTTAGGCATCATCTCTGCCAGCTTCTTCATAAGTTCGCTCATGCTTCTCCTTTGTGCTGCTTCATTGCATCGTTGAAATGGGTTAAATGCAAGGCATGCCGCAACGTCCGCCGTTTTCTGCTCTATCTTTTGAGCACGGAGCCCCGCAGCACGAAGTTTCATACTCCTCTGGCCACAGCCAAGACCAATCGTCTTCCGTAAAATCGTCCGACATCGCATCAACCATAAGCGAGCCATTCACGATGGCATTTAACTCTTTCGTGCGCTTCTGCCAGGATTCCAGAATCTCTTTCTGCTGACTCAATTCAAACCGAAGATCTACGATTGTTTGGCACGATTCGCGGAGAAGCTCTTCGTAGGCGGATTCCAGATTCAGTGCGCTCATTTTTCATTCCTTCCCTTCATTAGCGTATTTGATAGCTAAACCCTACTCTTCAATGCCTAATTCAGCGCAGGTGGGGCAGAAGTGCTTATAGGCATCTGCCGTATACATCTGCGTTGAAAGCGACAACCTGGGGCCTCTGCGCTCAACTGCGATCCCTCTACGCAGCCTCTTTGCTCGTTCTTTGTGGCGCTTCGTGCAATACCTTTTCGCCGCATCGTCATGTTTTGTGGGGTCCACCGTAAACTCTTTGCTACATACAGGACATTTCCGGACTTCCATATAAAACCTCCTTGTGACGCTTTGAATCTGTCACAGTGACGGTTGCTATACTGCTTTCTTGGTGAATTTGAGAGTTGCCTCGTAGTGGTCAGGATTCACGCCGAGGCTATTTAGCGTCCTTCTTCCCAACAAAAGTTCTTGGTCGCAAGGAGGATCGATCGGATTGTATGTCAGGATGACCCGTACGGTCTCCGCGATGAGCAAGTGACGTGGAACACCCTTCAGCACTGTACCGGCCTTATGGTGGAACAATCCGTGGCAATAATGGCATAACCAGCAAGTGTCTTCGAGCTGGGCGTCCTCTAGGGGGTTGGTATAGACCATGTGGTGTAGGTCGATGTCGTCGGTTGCCAAACACGCCACGCATTGAACAACATCCATCTGAGCTTTGAAGAATTTCATCGCCGCCCAGTGATCGCTCGCGAGATATTCCTGATATCGGCGCTTAGGGTTCATTAACAAAAGCCTCCTTAGAGAAGTATTCATTTACGGAAGTATTTGTACTTAAGGAAGAAGAAGACAAAGACGAAGAAGCAAGTGCAGAAGCAAATGCAGTGTTGCCTTGTGGTTGATTGGTTGGTTCAACCACCCTTGCTAGTTTTCTTGACTCCGCGCCCTTTTTACCCCCGGCTGACGACTTCTCCCGCCACTCGGCTTGCTTCCGGCGCTCAGCCTCAAGCCTTTTATGAATCAACCTGTCGGGATTGTCATCGCAAGTCTGAAAGCACTCCATAACCACCGCTAGTAGGGTGAATGAAGCACCCTTACATAGTCTGGATAGCTTTTCGTGATCACATGGGATGCTGCCCTCGCGCCAACAGAACGCCATTAGGCGTATGTAACATCCCTCTTCCTCAAGAGACATCAACTGTACTTTTTCGTCGGCAAGGTATTCAGCAGCGTAAAACTGGAAGGCTGGTGCTTTCAACGTGTTCCCCCTTGAAGTGAGGCAGGAGCCAGAGGTCTTCAAGTCCCTCCGGCTCCACTGCAGTTGGGAGCTACCCAACTGTTTGCCAATCGCCTAAGCGATCTTGCATATAGTATAGCATCCGCGTATATTGTTCATGGAACCCGGCGTGCATCGGAACCCTGCCTCCAAGCACAGCACAAGCCCCTTACGGGGCTTCGCTGTTGGTGGGTGCCTCGACTTTCTCCTCGACGAACACAAACCGCTCCGCAACTCCCTTGGCAAACTCGAATGCTGCCACGCGCTCCTCACACTTTGAGCTTCCGTCATTCGGGAACTCCGATAGATTGCTCTCGCGTACGCCAATCTTCTCCCATTCGGTTAGGTCGTAGAATAGGCAACCCATCTTAACCCATCGTGTACCGTCGGCGAATAGAATAGACCACACCTGATACTCGTACAGTCCGGTGAATACGCGAAGCGCTTGGATTTTCTTTCCGCGCAGGTCGGCTCCGCGCAGGTCGGCTCCGTACAGGTTGGCTCCGCGCAGGTTGGCTCCGCGCAGGTTGGCTCCGCGCAGGTCGGCTCGTTTAGAGACCGCTTCAACAACCGCATCTTTGAGGATCGTTGCGGCAGACGTGAACAAGACAGTGCCGATTGCGTTCAAAATATCCATTTTTTTTCAGCCTCCAGGCTGTTGTGCTGCGGTTAGAGTGATGGAGATTCAAGATCAGATATTTCTTTGAGCATCGCCTCGGCAAATGACTTGCACTTGACCAAGGCGTCATTCTCGCGCCGAACGAACACCGCCAGAGTTTCTTCGATGAGCATCTTGGAATGATCCTTCATTACATCAGCCAATACCGCATCGAAGATCTTCGGAGAATCATGGTAGTTCGTTGCGCCGTCACTGGGCTGAAAATGAATCGCGAAATGACCCGATACGCCTGTAATTGCTCCCCGGTGAGGCGCTGTGGCGTTCGATTGCTTGCCGATGAGTGCTGCCCACCTCTGGCATTCTGCTCGATCACGAAGGGCTTGCTGGTATATTTCGTATGGATTCAATTTATCTCCTTTGCTTTCTTGACTTTCTCTTTGGTCCAATTGGGTGAATGACACGTTAGGCTATTCGCAAGGATGGTCGTGCCACTGGCCGTTCCGTGAACATCAGGAATCGTTTACGACACCACAACATGCGCCGAGCTTTTGTCCAGTGGGGCGCAGACTCTATTCGCCATGTAATCGTGCGAGATCATGACGCACGTCGAGAAGCAGAGGGTTTTCTAATCAGGAAACACGTTCCTCCGATGAATAGAATGGGAGTAGGAATGTGGAAGATTACTAAAACCTGGGGAGAATATAGCCCTTGGCCTCGATACTGGCGCAACAAAACATATGTGGGCGGACTCATAAACTAATTCGTGGTATGACCGGCTCACTTGCGTTATTAGGCAAATAATCCTTTGCACTCTCAACCCACTGTGCTATAACGAATTGCACCCTGCTTCACTGATGCCGGACACAGGCAACAATGTCGGGCTCCATTTCGGCCAAGGCTTTACCGTCTCTATGGCATCCAACAAGAGAATCCTCAATATCACCCGCAATTACTGGCTCAAGCCCTCTCAAGCCTTCCGAGGCATTGAGAACTGCTCGTGTGTTTGGCTCGAAGAAGGCGTATCGGTGCGCGACCTAAGTCTTGCAGAATCAATTGCAGCCCGTAATGTGCAGGCTAAGGTACGTGAACCTCTCTCAGTAGCTGAGATCCCCGGTATTACCTTCGACCGGGAGACCAACTGGACTCTGGTATCACAGGCTAACCGGTTCGTTGACTCTAAGTCTCAGGCGCAGGCTTGACGTGGCAAAACTGACCCCGAAACAGGAGTTGTTTGTAGCTCACTATCTTGCGAACGGCCTCAATGCAACAAAGGCCGCAGAATCAGCAGGTTACAGCAAGCAGACAGCGTACTCCATCGGTCAAGAAAACCTGACGAAGCCTGAAGTGCAGAAAGCCATTGAAAAGAAACACCTTCCGAGACTCGCAAGGCTTGAGATCACCGCCGAACGAGTCTTGAATGAACTGGCGATGATGGGCTTTGCGAACATGGGAGATTACTTCGCGTTTGACTCCGAAGGAAGGCTCCAAGAGTTTGACTATTCGCAGATGACTCGGGAACAAACCGCTGCGATTCAAGAGATTACGGTCGATACAGCGGGTGGTGTAGGGGACGGAGAGCGCAAGTTGGTCCTACGCACGAAGTTCAAGCTGGCACCGAAGCGTGAGTCCTTGGAGCTGCTAGGCAAGCACTTACGGCTGTTTACGGACAAGTTGGAGGTATCCGGCAGTCTTACCTTGGCAGACACGATTGCCGAGGCTCGGAAGAGGGCTGGGAAGTAGTACAATGTAGTCATGGTGATATCGCTTCGAATACCTGACGAATTGGTGGCCCGGCTGGACGAAGAAGGTGTGAGGCTTCAACGCAGTCGCAATTGGGTTGCGGTGGATTTGATCCGCAGGGGTAGCTCAGAGGAAGAGCAGCGGCCTTCCAGTCCGCAGGTCGAAGGTTCGATTCCTTCCCCCCGCTCCAAAACGCAAGGGCATCACCCGCGCTGCAAATGTTCTCTCTGTGGGGCTAAATGAAGGGCGGCTTGGCAGAGGAAGAACTAGCCCTTGCCCAGGACATCGGGGCTTACTCGCTCGATCCGGTCGGCTTCATGCGGTACAACTTCCCTTGGGAGTCGGAGAAGCTGCCGGCGAGCGGACCTCGAACGTGGCAGAACGACATCAACACGCTGATCCGGGATCACTTCGCAAGCCCTGAGACGCGGCATCAGCCATTGCAGATCGCGGTCGCATCGGGCCACGGCATTGGGAAGGCTCAGAGCCCTCAAGATTATCTGCCTACGCCTGACGGTTTACGCCAAATCTCTACCATGCGTGTGGGAGATTATCTGTTTGGCGAAGATGGATCGCCGGCTTTGATTCGAGCGATGAGGTTTTACGAGTCATGCCCTTTCTATCGAGTTCGCTTTTCTGATGGAACGGCCGTCAATGTTTCATCCGGTCATTTGTGGAAGACGCGGGACAGACAAGCTAGGCGGAACGGAACTGGGTGGAAGGTAGTTTCAACGCTCGATATCGTGAACGCTGGAGTTCTGAGGGCCAACGGAGTTTCTTTGTCTAGGCAATGGGAGATACCTGCCTCTGGCGCAGTTCAATACGCCAAAGCTATGCTACCCGTTGACCCATACACGTATGGCGTGTGGCTCGGAGATGGGACAAAGGATGGCGGAGGCGTAACGAACATCGACCCAGAAGTTTGGGATAACGTGGCGTATCCCCACCGTGGGCAAGGCGTCTGTCGTACCCTATATGGACTAAAGAAACATCTTCGCAAGGCTGGCCTATTTGGTTGCACCACGTATAACGCAAAGGTAGACCGTCGCTACATCGAGTCATCTGAACGCCTAGAGGTTCTTCAAGGATTGCTCGATACGGATGGCTGGGTAGAGCAATGCGGAGGAGCAGCGTTTGCCAGCGCATCCCGTCAGCTCACCAAAGACGTTATCGAACTGGCCAGATCGTTAGGTTTGAGAGCAAGGGCGGAGAGTTTCAAGGCCAATCAATTTGCCGGAAGTTGGCAGACGCATATAACTTGGGACGGCGTAACACAGCTTTTCAAGATTGCTCGAAAGCAAAGCCGTCTGATCGCCGCAGAATCGAGATACACGGCTAAGTGGATTGATTCAATTGAGGAAATAGAGTCGGGTCCAGGCATTTGCTTTGAGGTGGACGGAGGGCTGTATCAAACCTCCGATTTCATTGTGACGCACAACAGTGCCGAGATTGGCATGGTGATTGATTGGGCCATGAGCACCTGCGAGGACTGCAAGGTAGTAGTCACGGCTGGAACTGGTGTACAGCTCTCCACGAAGACAGCCCCGGAAGTGCAGAAGTGGTTTCGGCACGGCATCAATGCACACTGGTGGGACATCAATGCCACGTCGATACGGGTCAAAGACCCTGAGCATCAGGCGATGTGGCGAGCCGACTTTATTACGTGGTCGGTGCAGAAGACGGAAGGTTTCGCAGGACTTCACAATCAGGGCAAGCGAATCGTCATCATCTTCGACGAGGCTAGCTCAATTGACGACATCATCTGGGAAGTGGCTGAGGGAGTTCTAAGCGATGAAGACACGGAAATCATCTGGATCGCGTTCGGAAACCCAACGCGCAACACCGGCGAGTTCTACAAAGCCATCACCGGCGCGAACCGCTGGGTCAAGCGTCAAATCGACTCCCGCACCGTCGAAGGCACCAACAAATCGCTCCTCGACGCCCAAATCAGGGGATGGGGCGAAGACTCCGACAGAGCAAGAGTCAGAATACGCGGAGAATTTCCTCGCGGTGGATCTACGCAATTCATATCCGGCGATCTCGTATCAGCAGCGCGAAAGCGAATCGTCGATGGCTACCAATCAAGCCCTGTCATCCTCGCCGTGGACGTTGCTCGATTCGGAGATAACCGAAGCGTCATATTCAAGCGCCAGGGACGAAAAGCAGAAATATGTGGAGGAAAGCCCAAAGGCGTCTTCTACGGCATGGACACTCAGAAGCTTGGTGGCATGGTTCAGGAAGCAATTGATCGGGAGCGACCGGACGCCGTAGTGATTGACGGAGACGGCATTGGCGGGGCGGTAGTCGATTACCTCGTCGCTCGCCGCTATGACAAGATCATTTGGCCAGACGGACGCAAGATGATCTTATTCGAGTTCCACGGTGGTGCAGCGGCGCAAGACCCGCAAAAGTATTTCAATCGGCGCACAGAGATTTGGGGCGAAGGAAAGGACTGGCTCGAAGGTGGACAGATACCCGATGATCCAGAGATAGACACAGATTTGACGGCACCGGATTACGGATACCACCCTACGAGGAATTGCATAGTGCTTGAGAGCAAAGACGAGATGCGATCGCGGGGAGTGGATTCGCCAGACTTCGGAGATGCGTGGGCGATGACGTTTGCAGTGAAGATTGCGCCGCCGAAACCTAAACCAGTTGCACCGCCAGCGAGAAGGAGTGGATGGGCATGATGAAGAAAATACTTGTCGCGGCTGCGCTATTCCTGCCATTGCAGGCCCACGCAGCTGTCAAAACCATGCAGGTTACCATCGGGGCTGGGAATACCGCCGTTCTGAGCCCAGGCGCTCACCTGAACGCAATTTGGATGCTGTTTCAGAACAATGCAGCCCACGTCATGCGGATCGGAGACGCGAATATCAGCACCACCCGCGGACTCAGCGTTGCGACTCCAGGCGGTGCGTTCTATGTCGGACCCGCAACCGGTGTCGGTCGTGACCTCGGGAGCTGGTATGTCAACGGGACCGCCGGCGATGTGTTGGACATTGTGTACGAGGACGGAGCGAACACGATATGAAGCCGAAGAAGACAATCCCGAAGGATGTGCTGACCAAGGCGCAGGCTACCAAGGTCCGGATCAAGGCGAACAAGATGATGGGCGTCAAGTACGATAAGGACTCCGCAGCGGGGGCGGCAAACTGATGGCGTATCGCTACGTTCCCATTGAAGGAGCGGACTCTTACGCGATTCGCATGGCTTCGTTTCGCGCTCTCGCGGCCACATGCGCTGACGGTCGGCCAACCACCATCCAACTCCAAATGAACGGACTGCTCAAATGATTGTGCATAAGATAGCTTTGGCGATAGTAGGCCCAGCAGTTTTATCCGCTTATTGGCTAGCAGCAAAAGCGATGGTGGTTATTTTTAAGGAATTACGATATCGGAGGAATGGGCGATGGAACTAGACGAGCAACGCCGCGTTGAGAACTTCGCCATCGTCTGTCCGCTCAAGGATATTGAGGACGCGGATATGCTGGCGTTTCTGGCAACGCTGATCCAGGACCACGACCACTTGCGGGAGAAGCTGTTGACGGAGTCGAACATCGAGGCTAGGAAAGGCAAGCTGGATGCGATGCGGCCTTACCTTCATTTCAAGGCGCTTACCCTTGAGGCGTACATGAATGCGGAAGCGGCTCGTCAGTGCGGGGTTCAGCCGATCTACCAAGAGCAGGCGAAGGTGGGCAAGATTTTGATGCCGGAATCACGAATCCACGAAGTGAGGAACTAATGAAGAAGCAGATGCGAGCGGACGAGTTGCCGAACCCGAAGATGCCGGCCGTGCCGAAGGGCAAGTACAAGGCAACGATGAACGAGTATGACCACAAGCGCCCGAAGAAGCAGGTAATGACGAGGATTGCCAAGTAGTGCAATCAGAGCCGGTCCGCACAGATCCTGCCAAGGGCAACGATGAACTCCTGAGAGATATTCGGGAGGACTTTTCGTATTTCAAAGACTTCTGGCGCGAAAACCATTCCGAGGCCAAGATTGACCTTCGCTTCGTGGCCGGCGATCCGTGGGAGCCTGCCGACCGGATGCTGCGCGAGGACAATAACCGTCCCGTCCTGTGCCCTGATGAGCTCGACCAGTACCTCAATGCCACGATCAACAATCTGCGGCAGAACAAACGGGCGATCAAGGTCAATCCCAAGGGGTCTGGGGCGAACGATGCGGACGCCGAGAAGCGATCGGCAGTCATTCGTGGGATTGAGTATGCCTCGAATGCTCAGAGCGCGTATACCAACGCCTTTGAGAACGCAATCAACTGCGGCATGGGATTCTTTCGGGTAACGACCAAGATTATTTCGAAGGATAACGAGGTCGAGCCCCGCATCAAGATCATCGAGAACCCGCTTTCGGTGCTGCTGGACCCGAACTCAAAGGAAGCTGACTTCTCAGACCAGAAGCGCTGTTTCGTGCTGGATATCATGCGGCAGCGGGACTTTGCCAAGAAATACCCCAAGGCAGAGAAGAAGAGCTTCACCGCAGACGATACGACGGTGGCTCCTGACTGGTTTGCGGCGGAAAACATCGTTGTTGCCGAGTATTGGCGCATCGATGACTACGACGAGAACGGTGAGGGCGGCACGGTGACGCAGTACATCACCAATGGCGTCGAGATTCTCGAAAAGACAGCGTGGCCAGGATCGTGGATACCGATTATCACGGTGACCGGAAAGAAGGTGTACGTGCCGTCCGGTGGCGAGATGAAGCGGATGTACTACTCGATGATCCGCAAGGCGCGTGGTCCGCAGATGATGCTGGCGTATATCGCGTCGCAGGAAGCCGAAGAGTACGGCATGGCCCCGCGGGCTCCTGTGATGGGCTACGTGGGGCAGTTCGAGACGGACAAGGATGCTTGGGACGAGTTGAACCGAGTTCCTCGCGCTTACATCCAGGTGGACCCGATCGTGGACGGTGCAGGTGGTAATACCCTCCCTCTGCCGGTACGTGCTCCATTCTCGCCAAACACACAGGCGTATGAGGTCGGTTTCGAGCGCTGGAGACGGTCGATTCAGTCTGCGATGGGGATTACACCATTACCCACCGCAGCGCAGCGGCAGAACGAGAAGTCGGGAATTGCGCTGGACAAGATTCAGTCACAGCAGGCGATTGGCTCGTTTCACTTTACAGACAACTTCGACCGTGCGATTGAGAACTGCGGCCGGCAGTTGGATGAGCTGATTACGAAGGTGATGGACACGCCTCGGCAGGTTGGAACGCGGAACCCGGACGATTCACACACCTTAATGCCGGTAGCGCCGGGTGGGCAGATGCCACAAGCTACACCAGGGCAGGCTCCTCCCAACCCCGATGATGTCTTCGACCCGGCGAAGGGTGATTTTGACGTAACCATCTCCACTGGCATGAGTTATCAGTCTCAGCGCGAGGCGGCGTCGGACTTTGCGGACACTCTGATTAGCGAGCTTGGCGAGTTGCCGATCGCACCCGGAGCGAAGGCGAAGCTTCTTTCGATGGCGATTACTCTCAAGGATATCGGCCCGATTGGCGATGCGATGTCGAAGATTATCGACCCGGACGGAGACGGTCAGCCGCTACCACCCCAGGCGCAACAGGCAATTCAGCAGGCCCAGGCTCAGGCACAACATGCGATGGCAACCGCACAGCAGCTGTCACTTGAGAAGCATGGAAAGATGTGGGAGACGCAAGGCAAGTTGCAGGAGATTCAGGCGAAGTTTCAGGCTGATATGTCGCTTGAGGACAAGAAACTTGCCACGCAGATTGCGGTTGCCCAGATCAACACGAAGGCTCAGATTCTTGCGGATCGTGAAGCTGCGGTCAAGGATTTGGAAGCGCAGTTCCATCAGCAGTCTCACGAGGCTGCAATGGAAGCCGCGCAGGCCGACCAGCAGCAACAGTTGCAGCAGCAGCAAGCCGCAAACCAGTCTGCACAGTCTTCACAGGAGGCCGGGCAGCAGCAAGACCTTCAGGCGCAGCAGGCAGACGCACAGAGCCAGCAGAGCGCACAGGAAGCTGCCCAACAACAAGATTCCGCCGGTCCGGCGTAAGGACGAGGTAACACAATGAATGAAGCACAGGCGGCTGTTGTGGAATCGCCAACCACCGTAGAGATGCAGGTCGAGCGCGGTCCTTTGGTCAACCTTACGGGCGATCAGCGAACCGAATTCCGCAAGACTGGAGAATTGCCGAAACCCGAGGAAGCGGCAGCCTCGACAGAAGTCAAGACACCAGAAGTGCAGGAGAAACCGGCAAAGAAGGCGAAGACTGCGGAAGAGCGCATCGCCGAGCTGGAATCGACCATCGACAAGATTCGTAAGGGAGCTGGCAAAGAGACGCCAAAGGTGGAATCGTCACCCACCAAGCCAGAAACTCAGTTCACTCGCCCCAAACCGACCACCGAAGACAAGAAAGCCGATGGGACGCCGAAGTTTGCGACCTATGAGGATTACGTCGAGGAGTTGGCTGACTGGAAAGCGGAGCAGCGGTGGGCTACGCAACAGCGGGAGCAGGCGGCTGAGAACCATGCGAAGCAATTCAAAGCGAAGATGGAAGAGGCCAGCGGTCGGCACGAAAACTTCGAGGCAGCACGAGACGGTTTCATCGAAGCAATGTCAGCAATCAAGATCAGCCCTGCTGTTCAAGATATGCTGAACGATTCGGATGTCTTTCCTGATTTGGTTGCAGTCATCGGCGGGAGCAAAGAAGAGGCTTCCAAGTTCGCGAAGATGGCGCAGGACAATCCAGGCAAGGCTCTGCGATACATTGCGTTGACGGAATCGTTGATTGCCGACGAGTTGGCGGGTAAAACCGAAGAAGCTCCTGCAAAACCGAAAACCCAAGCCCCGAAACCACCCTCCACGGTTGGCGGCCAAGCCGCTTCACCTCCAGACGGGATGGAATCTGCGGCAAAGGCGGGTGATTTCCGTAGCTTCAAAGCGGAAGCCAACCGCCGATATCTGGCAAAGCTGAAGAGCTAGGCCTGAAAGGTTCTCATGGCAAATCAATTTCTCGACACAAACTGGGTTTCGATGAAGATTCTGTGGTTTTTGCAGAATGCTCTCGAAGTTGCCAGTGTCTTCAATACGGAGTGGGAGTCGGAGTTCGGTAAGAACTTCCCTGTAGGCTCGTCCGTACAGGTCAAACTTCCGCAGCGCTGGGTTGTGACGAACGGCTTGGGATATCAGCCCCAGGGAATCGCTCGTCTGGCAACCACCATCAATTTGGATCAGGTGTTCGGGATTCACTTTGAGTGGGACTCCTACGAGCGTCTCGTCAAGATGGAGCGTTCGCAGGAAGAGCTTGAGGAGAACTACCTGTATCCGGCTGCTCGGCAGTTGGCGCAGGAGTGTGATTCTCGCGCTGCACTGTTCGCCTACCAGAACACATCGAACGTCGTCGGCACCCTCGGCACGGACGCGACCACGATCAACTTCGCTGCTGCTGCGGAGCGTCGGCTCTATGAGAAGGCTTGCCCCAAGGGGATTCGCCACCTCATTCTGAGCCCGTCGCTGATGCAGTCGTATGTGCAGGCGAACGTGACGCAGTTCAACCCGGCCCCGGAAATCTCCCGCATGTTCCGCACCGGCGTTCTCGGTACGGCGGCTGGTTGGGAGTGGTACCGCTCGAACTCGCTCTACGAGCACACGGTTGGGACTGCCGCAACGGGCGGTGTGACCATTACCGGAGCGAACCAGTCCGGCAATGTGCTGAGCGTCACCGGAACGGCAGGGCAGACGTTCAACGTTGGTGACAAGTTCTCCATCGCCAACGTCAATGGCGTCAACCCGACCACTCGCCGTGCAGGTACGATGGGCGCACAGAACTTCACCGTTCTGACGCCTCTGACCCTGACTGGTGGGACCGACTCGCTGAACGTGTCTCCTGCCATCTATGGCCCTGGCTCGCAGTATCAGAACACCGATTCTCTGCCTGCCAACGGAGCTGCACTGACCTTGTGGCCCGGAACGAACGCACCAAGCGGTGTGAGCGGCACGGTTTCCCTCGGCCTATCCAAGTTCGCCTTCGCGATGAGCGGCGGCAAGCTGGAAGTTCCGAAGGCGGTCGAGCGTGCAGAGCAGACGGAAGATCCGGACACCGGACTCGCCGTTCGCTTCGTTCGTGCATGGGATCAGCGTGAGTCGAAGATGACCAATAGATTTGACATGTGCATGGGCTACGGCAACTTGTACAACGACGCGGGTGCAGTAGCTGTTGCAGGTGCATAAGAAATAAGCACTTATGCCATCCGTATATTACAAGGACAAGTTATAATATACGGATGGGAAGATTTGACGACATAACTGGCAAGAAATTCTTTCGTCTTGAGGTAATCAGCAAGGCGAGCGTACGCGACGGCAGCGGCAGTGTTCGATGGGATTGTCGCTGTGAGTGCGGGAAACTCATAACAGTGTCAGGGGCCAGTCTTAGAAATGGCAACACCCGATCCTGTGGATGTCTCAAGGCTGAGCGCTTCACAGCAAGAACGCATGGTCTTTCCCATGAACCGATATACGCAATCTGGGAAGCCATGATTCAGCGGTGCTATAACCCTAAGAACAGGAAGTATTCTGATTACGGTGGGCGAGGCATTGAAGTCTGTAAGGCGTGGCGGCACGATCCAGAAGCCTTCATCTTGTGGGCGAAGGAAAATGGATACGAGCACATCTTGGGAAAAGGTAAGTTGACTGTGGACCGGAGAGATAACAATTCCGGTTACTCGCCTTCAAACTGCCGATGGGTTACCTACGCGGTACAAAACAGCAATCAGCGTCCTCGCAGGAGGCGCACAGGAGCATAACATGGCCTTCGGTGGACCCAATCAGACAGCAACTCCTCTTCCGGTGCAGTCCTTCACGCCTCAGAAGGACTACCTCAGCTTCAGCGGCATCATCAACCAGTATTATGCGCCCGTCACCTACACCGCGGTCGCCACAACCCTGACCTACTCGGACGTCCTTGGCGGTCTCATCACCTCCACCAACGGAGCCGCGCAGACGCTCACCCTTCCGACCGCTGCTTTGCTCGTTCCTCAGATTGAGGGAGCGCAGGGCGGACTGCCTGGAATCGCACCTCCGAACGCAACCTCCGGTTCGGGGATTCGGTTCTTCGTTCAGTCGAGCGGCGCGGGTACCGTCACCGTTGCGGCCGGCACCGGTGGGACCACGAGTGGGACCATGACGGTGGCAACGGGTCAGATCAAGGAATTTCTCTTGATTGTGACCAAGGTGGGGGATTCCACATCTCTCCCGACCTACACCGTCTACTCGCTTGGCACCGCAACCGTCTAACCCAGAGAGGGCGCTCGCATAGGCCCTCATCTTTTTGAGGAAACCATGCCCTTCGCACTCGACCAGGAAGCACTCGACAGCCCGAATATGACGGTGCTTGACATCAACAAGCCGCCGTCGAAGTCCATCGCCCATCAGGAATACCCCAAAATGGTCTACCTGCACCCGAAGGACAAGACGCAGGAGCACCGGACTCGCATCGTTGCTGATTCCGAGGAGCTGGAGTTGGCAACGAGCAAGGGTTGGAGAATCAAGCCGCATGTCCCCGAGGCCAAGCCTGACGTTGAGTTGGAGGGATTCGAGTATGAGCCCTCCGAAGTGAAGCGTGGTGTCGGCCGTCCCCCCAAATCCGAAGCAGCTTAAAGGAGCCATCATGGAAGAGATTCAGGAATACCCGAAGATGCTGTACTTGCATCCCGTCGATAAAACGCTGGAGCACAAGTATGTGGTCGTTATCAATGAGGAAGAGGCGAAGGCTGCGTTTGACCTTGGATATAAGGTTGAGCCGCACATCCCGCAGCTTCCCCCCGGAAAGCAGTTCGAAGGCAAGGAATACGAGGGAACTCCTGTAGAGGCGGTCGGCAGTGGTTCGGAGCGCTGGTACGGCGAAGGGCCGGATTGGACTCAGACCGTTGGCGCAGGTCTGACCGACAACACCGACTACCACGACGAAGCGAACCGCGAAGGTCTTGACGAAGTTCCTCCGCCGTCCGAAGAGCACGCTGCCTAGATGCCGGCAGCAAACTCCATCACGGTAACGGCTCTATCCATCATCAATGCGGCGGCGCAGCATCTTGGGGCGCTCGCCGCTGGTGAGGCATTGTCGAACGACGATCAGGCGTGGTGCCTTCAGAATCTCCAGGTCCTGATTGACGAGTGGAATGCTCGCCGACCGATGATCTACAATGTGAATTTCACACAGTACACGCTGCCCGCGAACATCGTGCCTGTGACGATAGGCCCAAACGGTGACTTCAATGTCAACCAGCGCCCGCAGAGCATCGATAGCATCGGCCTCATCCTTCAGGGTACGCCGGGGGTTGAACTGCCTTTGAACCGCAGGGACGATGACTGGTGGGCAAACAACCGCATCAAGGGGCTTACCTCCTCTCTTCCGACCGACTACTACTACTCGCCAGATTGGCCTCTGGGCAACATCTACTTTTGGCCTGTACCAACATCCTCCTATCAGGTAAACCTTGAGTCTCGGGCGATTCTGAGCGAATACACCACCGTGGCGCAGTCGTTCTCGATGCCCCCCGGCTACTGGGCTGCGGTTCAGTACGAGTTGGCGATCCGCGTGGCACCGAGCTTCGAGCGCGAACCGAGTCAGACGCTTGTGGGAATGTGGAAGCGGGCGCTCAAGTCGGTGCAGGTCAACAATGTCTCCTCGCCGCGGCTGGCGACAGATGCTCCGAGTTCGAGCGGATCTGGCCGTCCTGATTATTCCTTCCTTGACGGTTTGACTCGATGAGGATCGGCTTCGTCGGAGCTTCGTACACCTCCAAGAGCACGGCCGTGGCCGATGAGGAGTGTATCAACTGGTATGCGGAGACATTGGAGTCGCAGGCTGCTATCGCTCCGAGCAAGCCCTATGGCGGGCAGACGGCGGCGAGCGTCAAGAGCTACTATGGCACCCCAGGTTTATCGATCTTTTCGGCTGACGAAAATGGGGGACCGCTTCGGGGGCAGTGGTGGACCGGTAGCCAGTTGTTCGCCGTAGATGGGGATACGCTGTACGAAGTTTTCGCAGATGGAACGCGCAACGAAATCGGCAATGTTACCTCTGACGGGAACCCTGTTTCGATGGTGAACAATACCAACCAGCTACTCGTCATCTCCAATGGCTATTGCTACTGCTACACGCTCTCCCCAGGCGTCTGGACTGCGAATAAGGTCTACACGGTAGGGCAGGTCATCAAGGACGCGGCAGGTCATATCCAGAAGGCCACCGCAGCTGCTTGGATCGCGAATATGCCCTATGCCATCGGCGCTCAGATCGTGGACCCGAACGGGAACATTCAGCAGGCCGAGCAGGCGAAATGGATCGCGAATACGCTCTACAATGTCGGCGCGGAAATTGTAGACGCCGCGAACCATATCCAAAAGGCTTCGGCGGCTGCGTGGGTGGCGAATACGACCTATCTTTTGGGCGCGGAAATCGTCGACTCCAACGGAAACGCCCAGAAAGCTTACTCCTACGCTTGGGCGGCCAATACGGCGTATGCGCTGGGATTTCAGATCGTAGATTCGAACGGGAATGTTCAGCAAGTCACCACCGCAGGAACTTCAGGAGCCTCGGCACCGGTGTGGAATGGCGCGGGTGTCACCGCGGACGGCACAGGGACGCTGGTTTGGACCTACCAAGCCGCGTCGGGTGGAAATGCAGGAACCTCGGGGGCCACGGTGCCTGCGTGGAGTTCCTACGGTGCCACAACAGACGGCACGACGCTTACCACGCTCTTCTGGGTCTACCAAGCCTCCGCGAACGGCAAGGCGGGAACGTCAGGGGCCGATATTCCGACGTTCGATGATGCTGGGGGTTCGGTTCTCGACAGCAATACACTCACATGGACCGACCAGGGCCTAGCTACCAACGCGGGTGTTTCCGGCACAACAGAGCCGATATTCCAAGAGACCGGAAATACGACGGACGCAAATACCCTCGTTTGGGCAGAGCAAGGTCCAGCCGGCGACAACGCCGGAACCTCTGGCGCGGCGATACCTGACTTCAACGATGCCGGCGGAAACACTCCAGACGGAACGGGTACGCTGCTTTGGGTGGATAAAGGGCTGCAACTCCTGAATGTCTCCTCACAGATGGCCGGAACGCCACTCAAGGCTGATTATTCAGACAGTTACTTTATCGTGATGTTCTTGAATAGCAACAAGTTCCAGATGTCGCAAGTGCTCGACGGAACGACATGGCCCGGACTGCTGGTGAACGAGGTAGAGGTATTTGCAGAGAACATTTCCTCGCTGATCGTGAATCACCGCGAGCCGTGGATCATGGGATTCCTGCGGTCTCAGCCCTACCAGGACACCGGCAGCAATGAAGTCTTCGATGTCATCCCCGGCACCCTGATCGAAAAGGGGTGCGTCGCGACATTTGCCCCTGCGCGGCTCGATAATTCGATATTCTGGATCGACCAGGATGAACGCGGGGCTCTCTCGGCGTGGAGATCGAACGGCTATGTCCCGATGCGGGTTTCGACTCATGCGGTCGAATTGGACTTGGGAACGAACACACCCGCGAACCTCGCCGCAATGGTGTCATACAGTTATGAGGACGTGGGCCACCTCTTCTGGGTTATTTACGTTCCGCAATCCTTATGGTCATGGTGCTACGACGTGACAGAAGGTTTGTGGCATAAACGTTCCACGTGGAACACTCAGCTTGGCGTGTGGGGACCGCACCAAAGCTGGAATCACACCTACGCCTTCGGTAAGCACTTGGTGGGCGACTGGGCGACCGGAAACCTGTACCAGATGAGCGCGGCGAATTACACCGACAACGGCAAGACAATCAGGCGTTTGCGGCGGGCTCCGACCGTGATCGCAGAGATGGCGAGAATTTACCATGCGGAACTCAGCGTGGACTTCGATACCGGCAATGGTCCTCAACCGCCGCTCGTTGACGGAAATGGAAACCCTCGACCTCCGCAGGCTGTCTTGCGCTTCAGCGACAATCGGGGCAAGACTTGGAGCAATCAGCACGTACAAGGCACAGGTTTCGCGGGGCAGTACAACGCACGAGCTATCTGGAGACGCCTCGGGCAATCGCGGTATAGGGTCTATGAGTTGGTGGTGACAGACCCGGTTTTCTGGTGCGTGGTGGACGCATACTTGAGGATTTCAAGTGGTGGGGGTCAGGTTTGAGCACGCTCGTATTCGCCCAGCTTGTTCCATCCGGCCCACTGGTGGATCCGAAGACCGGGCAACCCACCTTCGCCTTTACGAAGTGGCTGCAAAATCTTCAGCAGGCGCTAAACAATGCGTTTACGACTGAAGGAAATATCTCGCCCGACTCAATTCCATTTCCAACCGCCTCCGCTTTGGGTGGCATCTTGGCGGTCTCGCAGGTGACGCATCAGTGGATTGCAGCGATTGGGACCAACGGCGCTCCGCTTCTGGTACAGCCATCCTTCGGAGACATCGCTGGCAAGGCCACGCCGTCCCAGGTGCCTCCGCTGTCTCAGTTGCAGGGCTCCGTGACTCCAGCGCAGGTGCCGTCTCTTACAGCGGCACAGGTGCCGAATCTTGAGGCTCTTAATGGCGCTGTTACTCCGAGTCAGGTTCCTGCTCTCTCGGCGCTGACAGGGGCAATAACGGATTCGCAACTTCCGCCCGACGGGATAAGCGGAGTGGTTGCGACTGCCAAGCTAACGACGGGCGGCGCAGACGGCTCCATGACCTTCACGAACGGCATACTCACGAGCTATACGGCGGCGACCTAATGGACATTTGCAAGACGATCGAGAAGGAAATCGGGCAGAAGGTAACGCTTGAGACGCATGTGGAGAATCTGAACGTCGATTCTCTTGAATATCTCTACCTTTTGCTCACGCTGGGCGCGGATGTGAGTGGAAATTATGTCACCGTGGGCGACATTCAGCAGGCAATCGCATGATCGAGGTCAAGACGGAGACTTGGGCAGCGATTGATGCCGAAATCGAAGAGGTGGCGGCGTTCCATTGGCAGGATTTGGCCCTCGACAAGCTACTGTTTACCCGAGATTTGGACCATGCTCAATACCGCTTACTTGATGAGATGGGCCGGATGCACGTTGTAACCGTCCGAGACGACGGGAAACTAGTGGGGTATGCGGTGTGGTTCGTGATGCCCCACCATCTGCACTACATGAGTTCCGGGCCGGTCGCGCTGGCGGATATGTATTACCTGATGAAGCCTTACCGCAAGGGTGGAATCGGGGTTCGAATGTTTCAGGAGTCCGAACGCGGTCTCAAGGAACGAGGGGTGATCCGCGCCCACGCTTCGAGTAAGGTCCATGAGGACAACACGAGAATGTTTGAGCTGATGGGCTGGAAGCACACGGACAACACTGTAAGCAAATTGTTGACGGAGGCAAAATGAGCGTAACTGGCGGGATTATCGCAGGAGTTGGGCTGGCGGGGTCGATTGGCTCGGCGGCTATCGGCTCGAATGCTGCGACGACCGCGGCTGGTATCCAAGCAAGCTCCGCTCAGCAGGCGCAGCAACTTGAATACCAGCAGGAGCAGCAGGCCCTTGGCTTCCAAGAGGGCGAATACGGTCAGACTCAGGCCAACGAAGCCCCTTTCCTTCAGTCTGGCGAGGCAGGGCAGGCCAACCTAGACTATTTGCTTGGCATTACACCTCCGACGACTGTCGGCGCGTCCTCGGGCTCAGCAGGTGCATTTACCGGTACCGGGGGTACGACGTCTGGCGGTGCCACAAGCGGGACCACGAATCTAGGCTCGATGGTCAACCCGAACCTCGGCAGTTTCGGTTCGCTGACCCAAGCTTATCCGGGCGGCCAGTTCACCGCGCCGACAGCGCAGCAGGCCCTCCAGTCTCCAGGCGAGCAAGCGCAGTTGCAGATGGGCGAGCAGGCGTTTCAGCAGTCGGCGGCGGCCCAGGGAAATCTTCTTACCGGAGGATCAGCCCAGGCGCTCAACAATTACGCGCAGAACCTCGCATCGACGAACTACCAGAACACGTACAACAACGCCTATAACACTTACGCCTCGAACTACAACCAGTATGAGAATCAGCAGTCGAATACCTACAACCGCCTAGCCGCTCTATCAGGGGAGGGTCAGACAACGGCGAACAACCTCGCTACGGTCGGGCAGAGCGCGGCGAACAACATATCTCAGCTATCGAGTACGAGCGGGGCGCAGCAGGCCCAGCAACTCAACAATGCCGGCGCGGCGAACGCGTCTGGCGTCGTCGGGTCTGCAAACGCGTGGGGTGGCGCAGTCAGCGGGGCGAGTTCCAACATCAGCAATCTCGGCCTCATCAATTCTCTTTATGGCGGCAGCAACAGCGAAGGTCAGTGGTCCGGCGACTCGGTACCCGCTTCGGAATTGGCAGGATAACTTAATGAATCTTTGCTCGCTTTCGGCGATTGCCGCTTTGCTGTTTGTAAGTGGCCCATCGGCAATTGATCGGCTCATAATTTCCATTCACTTCAATACGGTCAAGAGTCGTCCTTGTAGGACGCGGACCCATATCCACCAGAAAAACTTGGAAATTGTCCCACCGTTTACAAAATGTTATTCCTCGACCGCCGTAATTTTTAAAAGCGTGATGGTTAGGGTTATTGCACCGATCG